TCACCTTTTTAGGAGTGAACAAATGAAAGCCCAAACCAAGAAGTCCAAGATGATTGCGTTCTTCCGAACGAATCCAAACGCCAAACCAAAAGACGTTGCTGCCAAGTTCAAAGTAGCGATGCCCACCATTTACGCTATCCGTAAGCAAGCACTGGGAGCCAACTGGAAAGTTGCTGCGATTATGACCAGCAACACCCCGTTGATGGCTGATGAAGTGCTTGATCACGATGCTGCCAACCTTGTTTACCAAGCATCCCTTGGTAAGAAACGCTTCCAAGAGAGCAACAACGCCAACGCCCAGCAATATGGTGGCGACCACTATGTCAACATGGGTGTGCAACCGTGGAAGGCGATGGAAGCATGGATGTCTACGGAAGCATTCGCTGGCTTCCTGCGCGGCAACGCCATCAAGTACCTTGCCCGTGCTGACAAGAAAGGCGGCGTGGAAGACTTGAAGAAAGCCCGTCATTACCTCGACAAACTGCTTGAGGTTCTTGGGGGAAAAGAATGACCACCCTTGCTGAAGCCAAACAACTTTTCGGCGGGGCAATCCGTGGCGAGGGGATGGATTGCCCTTGCTGCGGGCGGTGGGGAAAGATCAACGCCTATCAGGTTACCAGCACACAAGCCAAGGGGCTGATCTGGATGTACACCAACTTCCCGCGTAATCACTGGATTGATCTGGGTCGTGCACCCGAGTGGATACTGCGCTCCAAGCCTATGGCTACCGCCAAGTGGTGGGGTCTGGTCGAACCCGCAGCCAAAGATGAGGGGGATGCAGATAAGAAAGCATCTGGAAGATGGCGGTTGACGGATAAGGGTCGTGCGTTCGTTGTAGGGCGCACCCTGATTCCCAAGTACGCTTTTATCTTTGACAATGGTTGTTTCGGTTACTCTAGCGATATGGTAGACATCCGAGACTCACTCAAGAAACGGTTTTCCTATGAAGAACTGATGGGCAACTCCATGCAGAGACTGACATGAGGTGGGTCTTTGCTGTCTTGTTGGTTGCGTCTATCGGCATAGGCATCTTGTTCTTGGGGTACTACCAAGGGCGTGAAGCCTACATGGCTGGTTACAACGCTGGCTACATGACTGGGTATGTGAATGCAGAAAAGGAGCAATGTGGAAAACGCTGAAGAAAAAGTTTGGAGGTACTTGGTCGAGCATAAAACGCCTGTACTGGCGGCAACACTTGCCAAACGATTTATGTTCAGCCAAAGCCACGTTGCTCGTATTCTGCGAGACCTAGAACGAGCAAGTATTGTTGAAGTGGTGCGTGTCGGTAGTCAGAAATTTTATAGGGTAAAGCCATGAACTTTGACGAATGGTGGGCAACTTTGACGCCACCCGAACGTAGGGTGGTCGGGGAAAGCAACGCTCGGTTTGTCTGGAGCGAAGCCATGAAAAAAGGAACACAAATGAAGTTCAAGAAGAAACCGGTAATCATTGAAGCCGCGCAGTTTCTGCCTAACGACGAAGCCATAGAGCGGGTAATGGCGCTGGCGTCACAGGGTTCTCGTCAGGTGCAGGTCACGCGCATGCCGGATGGGCAGTGCACTATGCAGATCAAGACGCTCGAAGGTGTCATGGAAGCCAGTATTGGAGACTGGATTATCCGTGGCATTCAGGGTGAGGTGTATCCTTGTAAGCCTGACATTTTCAACGAATCATACGAACGGGTTTACGAATGAACATCACATGGTCTTACTCCTCGCTCAAGACATTTGAGCAGTGCCCAAAGAAGTACTACCACTTGAAGGTGGTCAAAGATGTCAAGGACGAGGGCACTGAAGCCATGCTGTATGGGCAGGAGTTGCACAAGTCTGCTGAGGACTACATTAAGGAGGGCACCCCTATCCCACCCAAGTTTGGTTACATCCAAGAGACGGTGGATGCCATCAAGAACATCCCCGGCGAGAAGCACTGCGAACTCAAACTAGGTGTCAAGAAAACGGACGCTGGGTATGAGCCTTGTGGCTTCTTTGACAAGGATGTCTGGTGGCGGGGTATCGGGGATGTGGTTGTGGTACAGGATGAGGTGGCTTTCTCACTGGACTACAAAACTGGCAAAAACGCTAAGTACGCAGACCTCAAGCAGTTGGACGTTCTAGCCGCTGCTTTGTTCACCCATTTTCCACAGATCAAGAAGATCAAGTCTGCCTTGGCTTTTGTGGTCAGCAACGAGTTTATCCACAAAGAGCACTTTGCCGAGATGCGGAATTCGTATTTCGCAATGTTTGAACCCGAACTAGACCGGCTTGCTGCTGCTCAAGAAACAGGAGTGTGGAACACGAACACCGGGCCTTTATGTAAGTTCTGCCCCGTCGTATCATGTGAGCATAACCGCAAGCGATAGGAGGCGACCATGCCATACGTTAACAAACCCAGACCATATAAAAAAGAGTACGAGCAGTACCAAGGTACCGAAGAACAAAAGAAGAACCGCGCCACGCGCAATGCTGCCCGCCGCAAGGCAATACAGGCTGGCAAAGCGACCAAAGGCGACGGCAAAGATGTGCACCACACCACGGCTCTGTCCAAGGGTGGTAGCAACAAAGGCAAACTACAAGTCATTTCGGCAGCGAAAAACCGTTCGTTCAAACGTGATGCAACGAACAAACTCGTTTCCGAAGTAAGTCCAAGAGAGCGAAAGAGTGCAAATCGTCGATAACAAAGTACTGCTGCTACAAACTAAGCAGCCACATCCGATCACTGAGCAGATCAAAAAGAGCGCAGTCCTCTCACAAGATGACGGTGTCTATGAGGTCGCGGTCAACTGGGGATTGAAAGAGGCACAAGCCCTTGCACGGTTGGGTATCAAAGATGCCCCATCGCCAATCCTGCGCGACTACAAGTGGACTGGCAAACTGACTCCGTTTGCCCATCAGAAAGAGACCGCTTCTTTTTTGACCCTCTACCCCAAAGCCTTTTGCTTCAACGAGCAAGGCACGGGCAAAACAGCATCCGTCATCTGGGCGGCTGACTACCTGATGAAGATAGGGCGCGTGAAGCGCGTGCTTGTTCTGTGCCCTCTGTCTATTATGAAATCAGCATGGCAGCAGGACTTGTTTAAGTTCGCCATGCACCGTTCCTGCTCTGTCGCTCACGGGGATGCTAAGACTCGCACCAAGGTTATCAACGCAGGTTCGGACTTTGTCATCATCAACTTCGATGGGCTGGCTGTCGTCAAGCAAGCAATCCTCGACGGGGGCTTTGACCTGATTGTGGTTGATGAAGCCAACGCATACAAGAACCCGCAGACCAACCGTTGGAAAGTGCTCAAAGATGTCGTCGCCAAGGCTGACTGGCTTTGGATGCTGACAGGCACTCCGGCTGCACAGTCTCCGCTAGACGCATACGGGCTGGCAAAACTGGTCAACCCTGAAGGTTCCCCAAAATACTTTGGTCAGTTCCGTGACCAAGTGATGTACAAGGTGTCGCAGTTCCGGTGGCTACCTAAGCCTCAAGCACAAGGTGTGGTGCATAAAGTTTTGCAACCCGCCATTCGATTTGAGAAAGATCAGTGTCTTGACTTGCCCGAGTTGACATTCGTTGAACGCGAAGCACCACTGACGCCGCAGCAGGTGAAGTACTACCGGATGCTCAAGAAGCAGATGACAATCAGCGCCGCTGGTGAAGAAGTTACAGCAGTCAACGCAGCGACCAACATCAACAAGTTGCTGCAAATCTCAGGCGGTGCGGTCTACACCGACAACCGTGAAGTCATCGAGTTCGATGTATCCAATCGAATACAGGTCATCCTCGAAGTCATCGAAGAAGCCTCCCACAAAGTGCTGGTCTTTGTACCGTTCACGCACACTATCGAGTTGCTCCGCGAAGTGCTGGAGAAGAACAACATCTCGTGCGGTGTCATCAACGGGCAAGTTAGCGTCAACAAACGCAGTGAGTTGGTCAAAGACTTCCAAGAAAAAACTGACCCCCATGTGCTCATCATTCAGCCACAGGCCGCCTCTCATGGCCTTACGCTTACCGCAGCAGACACAATTATTTGGTACGCCCCCGTTACAAGCGTGGAGACCTACCTGCAAGCCAACGCCCGAATCAACCGTCCGGGTCAGAAGAACGCGATGACCATCGTGCACATCAAAGGCAGCGAAGTTGAGAGCAGACTCTACGGCATGCTCCAGAA